CACTGTCGAGTCCGCCCCACCTCGTGCCGGATCGACGCCTATCACGATCGGCGCAGTCTCGTCCTTGTACCGAGGTCTGGCGGCAGCGTCAGCCACATGGCTTGGCGAGATGAACTGGTCGTCACCACTTGATGGAAACTCACCGTACACCTCAACCCGCGCCTGGCTTGAGTCCTCACCGTACTCTTCAATGATCTGACGATACACCTGCTTGTCGGTGTCCTCAACCGTCCTTGCGTCCACTTGCCTTGTGTGCCAAAAGTCACGCTTGGCGTGGAAGCACTCAAAAAAGTACCCCGTGTTGCGTCGCGGGTTACTAAATGCAGCCCAAAATCTGTGCGGGGTGTTTTCAGTAAAAAAGCCTTGGGCTACATCCCAAATAGCGTCGGGTATACCGGATGCTTCATCGAAAATAAGTAAGACACCATCTGAATTGTGTAAGCCAGCATAAGAATCGGGATTTTCTTCCGACCATAGACGACCTTCTGCGCCCCAGTACCGGGTGCCTTTTCTAAGATCTCGCTCTACTAACTCGGTTATCCACTTGGCAGGCGTAATTCTAGTGGCAGAAATTTCCCACCAATGGCTATTAATCATCATAGCAAGCCACTTAGTTATTTCAGCCCATGTAATAGATCGCAATTGAGCTTCCGAGTTGGCCGACACAATTACCGAAGAACCAATCCTAGTCGTAATCATCCAAAGCACGATCCAGCTCACCAGCGCCGATTTACCAATACCACGACCAGAAGAGACAGCCATCCTGAGAACATCAAACTCAGTGACGTTTTTATTTTTCTGAATGTGTTGTTTGATCTCTCTTAATACGTCGCGCTGCCATTTTCTAGGGCCGTGGTGGTGCTCAAGCGGTGTGCCCGCTGTACCCCACGGAAAAGCAAAAAGAACAAACGCTTCTGGGTCATCTTTGATCGCTGGGGACCACAACCGAGACATAAGTAATTGCTCATCTTCTGGGCTGTATATAGGCTTTTGCAATTACATTTCCTTCCAATTTACACCGCGTCTAACCGCATCAATCGTAGACCGGCTGACGTTAAATTCAACTGCTAGATCACGCAAAGTACGTTGCTTACCGACTGCACGGATATATTCAACCTGCTCAATTGTTAACTTAGCGCGAGGGCTATCTTCGCCTGGTCTTATCGTTGATACGCGGCGATTACGATCGTAAGCGGCTTTGCCATTTTCGCTGTATGTACCAATACTTAAGTGAGCAGGGTTTACGCAAGTAGGGTTGTCGCAAAAGTGCATGACAACTTTACCTTTAGGTATTTGTTCACCAGTGGCTAACGTATACGCTATGCGGTGCGCCATCTCTTTGCGCCGTGTCCCATCGGTCAAGCTACCCATACGAAAGCTGCCATACCCAAAACTAGTTTTTGTGGCCGTCCAAAGCCAACAATCGTTTGGGCCGCGCTTATCAACTTTCTCCCAAAAACGATCGCTTAATGTTGCTTTTGCCATTGGTTCCTCCAATAAAGCAACATTATACACCAATTACCCCACAGTCTGTTTATTTTCTATCTTGGGTATATTTATATGCGGTTCGCTCTCTGGTATTAGATCAATCACTTTACCCTCATCAACGCGTGTCTCCGCCGCTCTAAGCGCGTCGATCACGCTGATGCGCTGGTCCACCTCAATACTCACCGCCTGCTTGGCGACCCAACCATGCGTGTGCTTCAGTATCTCTAGCGCCGCCTTAGCGTCGCCTTGCCGCGCTGCGTTTAACATGTGCTGGCTGTGCTCGCGCTCACTATCTGCGCGTCCCTTGAGTTCGGCAATTTCGGCAAGTTTGTCATGCTGTTTAAGTAGCCGGTACTCTACAGGTAACAACCCTGCCGCTAACGCCAACGAATCTTCTTTTAAGCCAAGATACGCAGCGTTGTAGATGCGCTCCAGTACAGCTTCTGTCGCTTCAATCGTTCGGACTGTGAGGGGTAGGCTCTTAAACATAGCGTGACAATTTTACCAAGATGACCTAAGCGTCGTTACAACGCAAGCGTAAGACATTCTAATACTTTTGGCTAGTGGACTACTAAAAATAAAAAAAATTTCTTGTGCTAGTGGGCGCAAGCGCTAACAAAAATAAAAAAATTTCTTGTGGACCCTCCGGCCCTGACCTGCCAGGCCGTCGGCCCTACCCGGGGGCCTCAAACCAAAAACCCGAAAACCTATTGGCAATTTGGGTCATGCTCCAAAGTTTGTAGCGATTGGCAATCTAGGCAATGATCTGCTATTTGTAACCATTGGCAGTTTGGGTCATGCTCTAGACTTTGTAACCATTGGCAATCTAGGCAATGCTACAAAGTTTGTAAACATTGGCAATCTTGGCAATTGTTTTGCCATTGCCAAGATTGCCAATGATTTCGGCTGAGAAAATGCGATCGGGGACGGGGAGGGCGAAAAGCCCCAGTTATTGGCAATATTGGCAAAATTGTCATCATGTTTCAGTTAGCTAAGCCCCACTTTGATAGCTCCTTGCAATAGAAAATAAATGACAATATTGCCAATAGCCCCGTAATTGTCTTGTAAATCAACGCGTTAGCATTGGCAACGATTGGCAATCTAACCCCGCTTTCCTGGGCAATTCACGCGTTTTAAACTGCCAATCTTGCATTTTGCAAAACAATGCTTTACAATAAAGGCTCACAAACACACTTGAGGACAATCAATCATGAAAATCACAATCGATTACGCAATCATCAAAGCCCTGCTAACCGCTGCGCCGAAAAAGGATATTCGCTACTATCTGAACGGCATTTGTGTCGACGCATCAAAAGAAACCGTTGTCTTAGTCGCTACTGACGGTCACATGATGATTTGTTTCCCCGTTAGCGCTGACGCAATCGAAGACCGCATCGAAGGGCATTTCATTATTGATCGCGTTGATCTTGACGCTATCAAGCCCATGAAAGCTGGCAAGCATACGCTCCCGCTAATCATTGAAGTTGACGACAAGGGTTATACGATCTCAGGCGCAACAAAAGCGGTTAACACGTTAGTTGACGGCAAGTTTCCCGACTGGCGTCGCGTCGTGCCACAAACGCTGTCGGGCGAACTGGCGCAGTTCAATCTTGAGCTATTGTCGCGCATTAATGACATCCGCAAAGTGTTTGGCCAAGATGAATACGCAACGACAATCCACCATAACGGGCGCTCATGCGCTCAAGTAACCGGACTAAAGCATGACGCGCTGTTGTTGCTCATGCCCATGCGGAACGATGCAACGCAGGGCGATGCACCCGTTCCATCATGGGCGCGTATGTAATCAATTTTCGACTTTATGCGCCTACTAACGTGGGCGCATAGGGGCGCGAATTGTGCCGACACTCCACTACAGTAAAGGACAATCAAATGGCAACTTACAACGGTTGGACGAACTACGCGACTTGGCGCGTCAATCTTGAAATATTTGACGGCTCGGAAGGCCCTTGGGATCATCACAGCGCTAAAGAGTTCGCGGAAGAAATAATTTACTCAACCACGCCTGAAGGCGTTGCCCGTAATTACGCGCTTGCGTTTTTGTCGGACGTTAATTGGTATGAGATAGCTGACCACTATCAAGACGAAAATGCGGAAGCATAACCGCGTCACAACGCCCAAGGGCCTAGGCGTGGTCGAAGGCATACACGGCGATAGCATCACCGTGCGCCTGATCGACCCACGCTTTCCGCTGCCTGAATGGCTCGTGTATCCGCGCAATGAATTGCGCCTAGTGCGCGATAAAAAAACCGTTGAAAACTATGGAGAGGCATTGTACTAATGAACCCAACTAGAACCGCGCATAAGGTCGTCAGCATGTATGGCGATCATGCGCTTGTGTTTTGTTCTTACATGGCCGATAAGTTCGCCCACGATGGGCTTGGTTACCGCTACTGGTTAGCAGTGGCGCACATTATTGAAGGGATGAAAAATGACTGACTGGATAGTCGCGCTTGTGTTCGGTGTTGCGCTCGCGTGCGCCGTGTTCTTCAACTTATAGGAAACCATCATGCACACACTCGGCCCTTGGCAATACGACATAAACAAAAACGCCACTGAAGCAATCATCATTGATTGGGAAGGCTATACAGTGGTTGAATTACATGCACTCGAAAACAGTACATGCTCATCTGATTTAGAAGATAACGCTCGCCTGATCGCCGCCGCGCCCGACATGCTCGATGCATTACAACGGGCCCGCGAAGTACTTTTATGGAACCTCGGCGATGATGCGCGAATTGATGCCGCTTTTGATGCCGTGACCGCCGCAATCAACAGAGCCACCTACACCAAAGAGCAAACAGCATGACTGACGACAATAAACCGCCCGAATGGCTCGCGCTGTTAGCGCATCAAATCACGCCCGACAAATGGTGTGTGCCTGTCGAAACCGTATGGCGTAGGTACGGATGGAAGCCACCAAGTACCGAGTGCCCTGAGACCATGCAGAAACACAAAGCGTTTAGGACATGGACGTTACCGCCATGCTGACCGCGCTAATCGCGATATTGCTTGCATGGTGCATTAGCGAACTGTTAGACTTGTGACCTCCTCAAGTTGGGGTGACGATGCCCCCGCTTTTACGCCCGACCAAGTGTCGGGCTTTTTTTCACTTCACAAGCGCCATCTTAGAAGGCGGCGCAGTATCCTCGACTAATCGGCGCAGTTCGGACTTGTTCAGCTTATTAGCCACATCAGGCGCAGCAAAGACATGCTTCTTGGTCGAGTATTCCGCGCTGGCTAACCGACCCACATCAACCCATCCGGCCTCCTTGAGCGCATGTAACAGCGCAGCCTGGGGAACCTTCACGCCCGTGGGCATACTGCCAAGCAATCGGTCAATCAACGCATGGAAGGGCGACCCGACTGCGCCTTTACTAAACTCGCCTTGACGACGGCGCATCATGTCCACCAGGAACGATTCAGCCGTGCTCATGGAGTGTTCGATCAAGTTAGACTTAAATTCCGTCCAGGCAGGCGTAGCGGCAGGATTGAAAGCGCTAACGTCACGCTGATATAGCCATGCGGCAATGGCGACGAACCCATGAGACTTGTACCAGTCCCAAAGTTGCCTTGCGTCATCATCGCGCATACGTGGCGCACGCGACCATATACAGAACCAGCGCCTGTCTTGTGAGTCAAGCGAGATGGGCAGCGGGTCATTGGTAAACGACAACACGAACAATCGATTAAGCATGTCATAGGGGTGCAGGCCTTTGCGATTGATCGGAAGCATCTCTGGAGGTGCAGCGATGATAGGCTTAAGTTTATTCGCCAGCGCACGCCGCGCAGCCGCCTCGGGTTCCTTCAACTCGTTAATGATTAGCACCTCGGACTCAAGTTGATAGCCCCACTGCGACGATAGCGAGTCATTATCAAGCAAGCCGCGATTCTTCAATCCTGGCCCGCACACCGCCCAAAGAAAAGGCGCCCACATGGTGTCTTTGCCGCAGCCTTGATCGCCGCCATGCAGCACGGCGTGATTGATTTTGACTTCGGGATGCTGCAACTTATACGCCATCACATTAAATAAATGCTCGCGCTCGCTAGGCTCAGGCACAAGCCGCTCGCAGTGCTCAAGCCAAAGGCTAATATCCCCAACGAAGGCTTTATCGACCACAGGACGCGCATCGCGCCAACGGTTGCCATACACGTCGCCATCACGCGCAACGAGTAAGCTCTCGCCTGCGGCATAGGTCACGCCCACCAAGGTGCGAGCGCCCATCGCCTGACGCTGTTCATCAAATGCGGTAGCTGCCTCGACCTTGCGCTTACTGTTAATGGAGATGCAGTTAACATGGCGATAGAGCGCGTTGAACACGTAACGCGGCACCTCGCGCCTGTCTTGCATATCAAAAAACGAGTCATCCGATTGAAGATATGCAAAGCGCTCAAACCATCCCTTCATCTCCACGCGACCAAGCTCCTTACGCTCGACTTCCTCAATCACTTTCTTAGCGTCGTCACTAAAGAACGTCGAAGGCTCGATCTTGTTAAGGGTTGATTGCATGGTGGCCGCAAGCAGATCATCACGCAAGCCAAGCGCGTGCTTAGGCCCGCCCTGTTCAGCGACCCACGATAAGAACGTCTTAGTGTCAAAGTCCACGCAATGCGAGTGAAGGCAGCAATACGCCCGCAAGGCGGGCTTATAACGCCCCTCAGGGTTGCCGTCCGTGTGCGCGGCATGGTTTGGGCAGATCACGCCAGCCCACCCCTCTTGATTCGGGCGCGACAAGACAAGACCCTGCGCGGCCAGCCACGCAAACACATCATCATCGCCCGTGTCAGCGATCTTAATCGGGCTTGGGCCTGCGCTATCAGCCTCGCTCGGCGTAACGCCTAGCGCCTCGCAGATCTGTGGCAGCGTGAACAGTCGATCGGGGTGGAACTCAACAAGCTGCGCGGCGAAGTTATTGCGACCTGGCTTTAAATTAACTGAGCCAGGCAGACGAAAGTTACGCACGGCGTTGGTTGCGCCTGGGTCGG